GCCCACGGCAAAGGATAGCCCGGGCCACACGTAATCGATGGCATCAAACGCCTCTCTAGCGTAAGGAATATGCCATACCGTTCCCTTGGCTGTTTGTAGGATTTTGGGTCTGGCGTGTATTTTGATTGGCCTATCCACAGACGCCCTAATCTTCAGGGTCATCTCACCGTGCTGAGTCCATATATGCTCAATCTCTGGCACGATTGCAGCCGCATACTTAACGCCTAGGATGGTAGCTTCTGGCCGCAGCTTGCGTGCGGCTTCTAGGTCTTCAAAAAGAGAAGGGGCTGCGCCACATATAATGGCACAACCCCTATGCTTTACTGCGTACTCAACAGGCAATTAGTCGCTGTCGATAGTGCCAACAGTTGTTACGCTGGTAACGTCAACAGTCGTGCCGTCGTTAGCATTGACCACTACAAAGCCGAAAGCGGTAGAGCCGCCCACGCCAGAGTAGACATACATAAGGTCGCCAACTTTGAGGATTGATGCGGCAGAGTTGAAGTAGCCTGCGCCGTCAATATCGCCAATTGCATCAGCAGATTGATACGTCCAAATCTGCGGCGAGTTGCCAGCCTTGGAACCGTTTACGAGGTTCAAACCATCTTTGTTATATGCCATTGTCGTTCTCCTTAGACTGAATCAGTTGTTTGGACTTCGACAATACCTTCGGCATCAATAGCAATCGCACCTGCCGAGAATACTGCGTTTACCAGCCAGCTAGTCTTCTCAGGGATGTAATTGATTTCGGTGCGTGGTGCAATGCCTTCGCCGTAGCCGATAGCGTCACGGTGGAAAGCCCACAGTTTGCGCTCGGACGAAGCAACGGGCAATCCGCCTTCCGAACGATCACCAATGGTGTGGAAGGTAAAGCCTAAGAACGTGTTGAGCTCACCAGAAACCAAAGCACGCACGGTGTTGAAATCAGCCGAAGTTACGGCAGTCTCAGACAAAATGCTTGCCAAGCTGTTTGCGTGGATGATGATGTGGCGGTTGTCCATTGGAACGTTGTTTTTGTCCAACAGTTTCTTAGCAGCACGCAGCTTGGCTACGTTTAGGCCGGTATCTGTACCACCTTCGTCTTCAGTCACGACAAGGCTTGTGCTCGAACCTGAAAGTGCGTCCAGAATAAGCTGGTCTTGACGACGGCCAATAGCGTTGGCAACAACCTGAACAAGCTCATTACGCTCGTCGAAGTTGACTTTTTGCTGCGAGAAAATGTCGCTGTACTCTGCGGCGTTCCAGTCTTGGAGCGTGCAGGTTACGTTTGAGAACGATACGTTCAAAGGGGTAACATCGGACTGGGGAACACGTGATGTAGCTACGCCCTTGCCGACCTTGGGAAACTTAACAGTAGAGCCTTCAACACCCCGACGCTGACGAACCGCACCTACCAATTGGGCTACGCCCTGATAAGCCTGTTTAACTTCAGCATCAAAGAGCGTTACAAAGGCGTTCGATAATGAAACGGACATTTGTATCTCCTTGAAAGTTAAAAAAAGTTTTCGTCGCTTCGGTTAGCCGGTGATTTGGGCCGTATGCTTGCCCCTTACGGGAGCCGGTCGTCTGTATCCACAGCGGATAGGGTCGCAAAGGATTGGCCTATGGTGCATTTTTACAACACTAATTTTGGCAATGCAATAGGTTTATGCAAAAAAAACCCCCAGCCTTTTGAGCCGGGGGCAAGTCTCCGCTTGAAGGTTGGAGAGGGGGTTACTCAGAGAAAGCCTGCGAAAACATCCGTTCTACCTTTTGGCGATAAGCAACGTCTGTCTTGTATTTCGGGTCAGCCACCATCTGATAGAGCTCATCCTTGCTTGGAGCACCCTCGGATGGGATTGATTGTGTAGGTATTCTAGTACCCTCAAACGCTTCCCGCAACTTGGACAGCACACGGATGCCATTGGCTGTCCCGCCCATGTACTTAAATTCCTCAAAGTCGTCCTTGCTTAGAACCCCTTTGCGAACCAAGCCTGCGCCCCATTCGCCCATGCCCTTGATGATTGCATCGGCGTTCGGGCCTAAAGCCTTGCGCTCTTGCTCAATGCTCATGGTGACTTGCTCTTGCTGCTCACCTTGCATTGCAACAATGGGGCCAACTAAAGCATCTAGGGCAGCTTGGCTAACCCCAAACTCTTTAGCCCAGTTAGACACGTGACCACGAACAGGGTCATCGTCTGGAGTCTGGGCGAAAGCGGTCATATCGTACTTGCCGTCTTCAGGAGCCTTGTGCTTGCCTTGGCTAATCTGCTTGCGTAAGTCCATCCATGACTTAGCAATCCCCTCTAGGTCTGGCGCAGAGTCGTCTTTCTTCCAGAAGTTCTCTGGCCACCAGTCTGGACGCTCTAGCGGCCCATCGTCTTCCTTGGGCTCTAGGTGTTGGATAGTGGTTTTGGAAGTATCTTGGCTCTGGCTTTCTTGGTTATCGGTTACTACCGCCGAATCCAATAGGCCAGCTTCTTGGGTTCCCCCGCCGCTGGGTTGGGTTTCTTGGGTTTCCATCAAAGTTTCCTCGCTCTTTTAATCCGTGCTTCAATGTCCCTTACTACGCTGTTCTGTCCCTCTCGGTAGAACCCATAGGACGGGTCGCTCCCCGGCACGGCGACGGGTTGCTCTAGTAGCGTGAGCCTAAGCCACGCCATCAGTTCTTGGCCATCTTCGGAGCCAAAGACTCGTAGGCACAGCTTGTCCAAGTCTTCAGATTTCTGAGCGACATCTCTTATGTCGGTCGGTATTGCCTCAAGTTCTTCCCAACTCAATGATTACCCCTTTATTCTGGTATTTCGGCTTCTGCTTGGGCTTGGGCTACTTGCTGAGCCATAGCCATTGCTTGCTCCATCTTGTCGGCACGCTCTGCTGGTGATGCACGCATAACGGCTGGCACTCCCAGCTTGTCGGCAACAAGGTCGAGCATCTCCCCCACCTTGACTGCGACTTGGCCTTCTGGCCCAGCTTGGCTTGCAATCTGGAAGAACTTGAGAGCAGAGTCTACTTCTTCCATATTCTGAGCCATAGCCAACGGCGATACTGCTGCGACACGGACTTCAAGCCCGTTGACCCGTAACGGCAGGTCAATGATTCCACGCTCATCCATAACCTGTAAGATTTTGGATACTACGGGAACCATTGTCTCGTTAATCAGGCGTCCAAAGGCGGAGCCTAGGTTCTGGGCCAATTCCTTCATGCGCTCCACAATCTCGGTAGCCGACCGTGCGCTCATGTTATCTGGCGGCAAAGACTCGTCTAGCAGGATTCGCTTGATGTTTTGTACCAAGTCGTTGATAACGAGCTGGCTTACGTTGAAGTCTCCCGACCGTGGCAGAGCTTTTAATGACTCGCCCTGCGGCCCACCGTTACGTGCAACCGGGATAATCGCACCCGGAACAATACGAATGGTATTGGGGTTGAGCACGCCGTCATCGGCTGCGGTATAGACACCGGCAATGGCCAAAGATGCGTTTTTAAGAAGCAGCTCTTTGGTTTTGTTGAGCGTCTTGATATCTGGCAGGGCGGTTAGTAACGGGCCACGTCCATATATCTCACCAGCCACCTTCATGTATCTGGCCACAATCCAAGGGCTAGTCTTAATCTTACGATAGACAATTTCCTGCTTAGACTCTTTGTGGATAACATAATACCCAAAGTCGCCACGCTTAACGTCGATAATCGTTGCCTCGATAAACTCGACTTCTTCAGTAGGCTTATCCTGAACCAAGCGTGCAAGCTGGCTGTTCTCTGGTATGACCGCATCTTTCCATTGGTTCGCAATAGACTCGGCCTTGATTCTCATGCGCCGGTACACATTGTCTACCTGACCATTGGCGCCTTCCTCAAAAGCTACAAGATACTGAGGAACTGGAACAAAGTTTACCGGGGCTACGTCATCTCCCGGCTGAACCATCATAACGGCTGTGCCAACAGATAGATCTAGCAGGAACTCGCCAATAGCAATATCGAAGTTGGATTGCTTGAGTACGGCAAACATCTTCTCGTTGTAGACATCTAGTGCAGACTGGGCTTCTGCACGGCGCTCGTCAGGAATGTCCGGCCCCGGCTCTAGCTTGCACCACTTACGCTGCGGCGGGAAAATGCCAGACTGAAGGCGGTTGGCAAAACGCTGGGTCGAGCTGATAGCCGTGGAATCAAACACACGGCCCATCTTCTTGGCGCCGCCTACCTTACCTTCCCAGTAGCCGTCGTACAAGTTTCGTTGTGGCAGGGCAAACTCATAGGCGTCTTCATAAAGACTTCTAAAGTCATCCTTCTTGCGAAGCGCAACGTCGTGTCGTTTTAATACTTCCTCAGCCTTTAGTCGTGCCATGTTCAATCCTTTTTGTGACGCATCGCAAAATTGCGTGCAGCTTCTTTGCTTCCAAAGCCCCATGCTTTTAGGGCTAGCTTGAGCCTAGTCGGTCTACCCTTGCTATCCGTAAGTGGCCCAGCCATACCGCCAAATCTTGCGGCAAAGCTAACCCGCCTTGGGTTTGTGCCAGACTTTACGGGTGATTGTAGGTTGCCGCCCTCTTTGCGCTCAAAGTGTTTTCTTCCAGCCTCGTTAAGACCGCCCTCTGGATTCTGATATTTTTTCTGTACCATTACTCGTACCACTCAATCATTACATGGGCCATGTGCGCCTGACCGCTTCTATTTGTCAGCCTAAACAAGTATGTTGTTAAGGGGGCAAGAACATATTGAAATGAAAATGCGGCAGAACCAGTCGCTTGGCCACCAGAACCTCCAGCAAGAAACTCGCCGGTTATTGCGGTTCCAGTAGTGGTAACTGTTGGGTTAATTAGTATTGCACTTGAACTTGTATTGGTCGATGACCTATAACGATTGATAGCGGTAAACGATGTGCCGCCAGTTACAGTTGCATTTTCAAAAATAGTAAACTCTGCATCACCGCCACATCTAACATCAAATACTAGGTGGGGATATTTGCCAGCAGCCCAAGCGGCAGCAATGTTAATAGATGCGTTATCAGCTAATTTATTTGCATCACCATTTAAAAAATATGCATAGAAAGCTCTGCCTTCGTGCAGCCTCACATGGTTAATGTCAGCAACTACAAACGGCCTTTCAGATCCAGCTACAACCTGATTGCCATCTTTATCAATAAATGTTGACGAAACAAATATTGACTTTGTATTGTCAGATTCTCGCTGAACGATAATTGCCATTATTTCTTGGGCTTCATTGCGGTTTTAGCCGCTTTCTTAAAAGCAGCGTCGGTAGGTGCTCCGGGAGATCCGGGTTTACGCATCTTCTCGCCAGAACCCTCGGCTATGCGCTCACGCTTTTTATGGATATTGGCATAGAGGCCGGGCTTCATTTTTTCTTTGCCATCCCAGCTTCAGACATGGCAATGGCCACCGCCTGCTTTTGTGATTTGACCACCGGGCCACCCTTGCCTGAGTGCAGCTTTCCTTTGGAATACTCTCGCATTACCTTTGCAACTTTCTTTTGCATCTTGTCTTTATCTGGCATGGTCGCTCCTTAGACTGATGGGCCTGAGCCTAGTGTTTGACCAGCCATTCCAGATTCAGGTGATAGTCTTGCCTCGGATAACAAAGCTCTACCACCACGCCGAGCACGGCGTCGAGCCATCAATTCTTCACGCTGAGTGGCAGATTCAGATTTTCCGGTAGCCATTTTTGCCATTTCAGCAAGAGGGGATGCCGCTGTCGCTTGCTTTTCTTTTATAAGACCTACTGACTCACCTGCTTTTTTTACTGCCGAAGTAACGGATTTAGTTACACCACTCATATTAAGCAGTCCTTTCTGCGCTTGATGCGCCCAATGTTTGAATACCAGTCTCAGGGGCAACACGTGCCTCTGATAGCAACATACGTGAACCGCCACGCATCCGTGACCTGCGACGTGCGGCTTCGGTTTCCATCATGTCTCGCTTTTCTTCCTCAGCTCGTTGACGCTCCATTGCGGTCTGCTTGCGGGTTTCCTCAAGCTGGCGTTCAGCTCCGCTGGTATCTGGCTTCTTAAATAGTCCACTCATCTCTAATCCTTGCCATCATGTATGAATCCGAACCGTCCGGCAAAAACTTCCGCATTAGACCTTCTTCCTCAAAACCTAACGCTTTAGCCCACCGATACGCCCTAATGTCATCAGATTTTACTGTGATTTGTAGCCGGTGCAATACTTCTGATCTCTCAGCGATATACAGAAACTGTCGTGCTATGTGAGTCATTGACTTTGGGTAGCGTCGCATCCTGTCGTCGAACATAGACCAAAACTCAGCCATGCCACTCCAGTAGTGTATAAACCCAAACACGGCTAGTGGTGAATTATTGACCACCGCTGTTATGGCTGGCCCAAGTGCTGCTTGGCAGTTCATGTGCTCGGCGGCGGATTGGCCTGAACCTAGAACCTCTGGGTTGGA